TTAATCAGGTAACTTTAGAAATGTATTGGAAATGTCCAGATGGGCATGAAACAAGGCACAAGCTAAACTGATGTCAGAAAGAGCAGAAGTAAAAAGAGATGGCGCTAAAGCACAAAAGAATAGCGGTAGAGGCGCTTATCAAAAAGGTGATGCAAAATGGAAAAGCTTTGTAGTAGATTACAAAGAGTCCAAATCATCATTTAATTTAAATAAAGATGTATGGGCTAAAATATGTACAGATACTTTTAAGGTAAGCAGGGATATGCATCCAGCACTTAAAATTATTATCGGTGAGGATTCCAAGGTTCGTCTTGGAATCATAGAGTGGTCAGTTCTAGAAGAGCTGATTGCATTTTGGGAGGAAAATAAAAATGGCTAATCCAATGATTACAATCGTAGGCAGAGTTGGTAGCGAACCAGAAACTGTAGGATCAAATGGTCTTCGTTTTAGAGTTGCAACAAATGATCGCGTTAAGAATGACACCACTGGAGAGTGGGAAGACAAGAACACCTCTTGGTGGACAGTCAAGGCTTGGCGCACACTTGCAGCGCAATCAAAGTCTGTAATTAAAAAGGGCATGGAAGTTATTATTGTAGGAAAGATTTACGAAGAAAGCTGGACAGACAAAGAAGGCGTAAATAGAACATCTTATGAAATTAATGCTGATTCGATTTCTGTAACAGCTTATACTTTATCTAAGGATAAGGCGCCAAATAATGATCAGTTCCCATCGTATAAAACTTATGCAGAGGTTCCTTTTTAATGGTATTATTTATCTATGGAATAATGATCGGCTTCGTACTCGGGTACGGAGTCGGTCTTCTGATGGATAAATGGGACAAGAAGATTAAAAATGACAGAGGATAAAAATACATTAGAATTGATTAACTCTATAACTGAGTTTAATGATCTGCATGAGTATATGAATGATGCTCAGTTGGATAGAGCATTGGCTGTTATAGTAAAGCTTTTATTGAACCCAGATGTCCCTGCTGCTAAAGCACCACAACTTATTATTGAGCTTCAGGCCATGTCCACTAAGTTTGCCATGATGGCTTCTTACTATTCAACAATAGCAAAAGATAAAGCTGGAACAACAAACAATAATAAAAAGAATATATATTACTCAGCAAAGGAGTCCATAGACAAACTTGTAGATGCACTTAAGTATGTCGTTAGGTATAATTTGTAATGGGAAGAAATATAGTAAAGAACTTAAAGTTTAAAAAGCACACAGGGAAGTTCTTTGACCCTGAAGGCTTTGCAGAAATGCTTGATGAGTCCTACAGAAATACCAAAAGAGCTGATGGAGAAATGACAAAGAAATCATTTAGCCCAAGCTCGCTTGGGTATGGTCATGGAACCTGCCCAAGATATTGGTACATGGCGTTTTCAGGAGCAGTATTTATTGATAACAATGATGCTGTTGCAGTTGCAAACATGGCACAAGGAACACAAGCGCATGAAAGGCTACAGAATCTAATTAAAACAATGCCTCAATGGGTTGCAGAAGAAGAAGAAATTATTAACGAGTACCCTCCAATCCGTGGATTTATAGACCTTATCATGAAGTATGATGATGAGACTGTAATTGGAGAAATCAAAACTGCAAAGCAAGAAGTTTGGGATGCAAGGCAGGCAGAGATGAGCCCTTCAGCAAACCATTTGCTTCAGCTTTTAACATATATGAAGCTTAAGGATGCAAAAGAAGGCTTCTTCTTGTACGAGAATAAGAACACTCAAGAAATACTTATTATTCCAGTAGTTATGAATGACAAGAATAAAAAGATTATTGAGGATACATTTATTTGGATGAGAGAAGTTTGGGATAACTTTAAGGATGGCGATCTTCCAATGAAGCCAGAAGGTGCTACAAAAACAAAGATGCCTTGCACCTATTGCCCAATTAAAAAGCAATGCTACTCTAAAGAAACCCCTACTGGAACAGTTCAAATAGAAAGATTTAAGGTACCTACGCTGTGATTTGCGCCAATTCAGATTGTCTTAACGATAAAAACTTTGAGCCAAAAACTCATAATCAAAAGTATTGCTGCGATGAATGCTGTAGGGTAGCAACAAACAAAAAGATTATGGAAAAATATTATGAGAAAAAAGCTATAAGATCTGGACAAAAAAGACACTGTAAGAAGTGTAACTCTAGTTTAAGTAGATATAACACATCAACTGTATGTGCTAAATGCGACAAAAGCATATCAACTTCAGATAAAGAAAAAGTATTAAGGATGCTAAATGACTCTGGCCAAATTAGCCAAGGCTAAAGCCAGTAGGGTGCTGGGCATAGATGCCTCAACATCATCGGTTGCATTCTGTCTAATGGAAAACAACAAGCCAATAAAGTGGGGCAAGATAAACATACTCGGCAATGATATATATGAAAAGATATACGATGCTAAAGTAAAAACAGCCCTCATGCTTGATGAGCTTAAGTCAGACTATATAGCAGTTGAAGGGGCCATACTTGTCAGATCACCAGATGCTGTGATAAAATTGTCATATGTCTATGGTGTTGTGATTGCCGAGCTTATGTCTACTGGTGCCTCTGTCATAACTATATCCCCCAGCTCTTGGCAGGCACATATAGGAAACAAGAATCCAACCAAAGATGAGAAGGAAGCAATAAGATTGTTAAACCCAGGATACGCAGACTCATGGTATAAAAACAAATTGCGTAACATGAGAAAGCAACGAACTGCTGATTATTTTAACAAGAAATACGGATTAAATGTAATTGATTTTGACGTCGCAGATAGTTTTGGTATTGCCCATTACGCAAATGAAGTGTTGACAAAGAGGTGAAATTGTACAAGAATAAAGACTGGCTACATAGAAGATATGTCATCCAAAGAAAAAGTATGGAAGAAATTGCTAGCGAATGTGGCGTAACGGTTATGACCATATATAGAGCTTTAAAAGAAAAAGGTTTAATTAAATGAATATGGAAGATGCAGTAAATAGTTTTAATGAACAATGGGATGAGTTTGGAGCTGCTCATCTTAAAAGCTTTATTGTAGACTTACCTGATTGGAAAGATATAATAGGTTTGTTAAATTTAGAAACAAGAGTAGATAAGTGGTCTAGGATGCGGCCATCTCCTGATTGGGAAATATCTTACAAAAATCTTTTAGCTGTTAAAAAAATTGAATACGACGCAGATGATCAGCCTAATGTCGAATCAGATGCTACATTCTTTTTTTCCTTATTTTTTTCTTCAAAAGAACTTCATCTCAAGCTTTCTGAGTCTTTGCAAAATCAAATTAGCAATATGAATAAAAGATTTAGCATAGATACAGATTATAATTCTGTAAAAATTTCTTTATCTCCTAAGTATGTTCCATACGAGTCTCACAAATGGCACACATGTGTTATTCAGCTTCAGGGAATAAACATCTGGTCGCTAAGGGACGTAGGAGCTCAATTTGAAAAAACATATTTGCTAGAGCCAGGAGATTGTTTGTTTTTTAAAGAGGGAGTTGAACACAAACTTTCTAATGATGAGGCGAGGTCTTCTTTGGTTGGAAGATTTGCATTTAAGGAAGGCGGGAATAAGAATGCTTGAGCCAGTTTTTGAAGATTCAAAAGTATTTAAATATGACGATTTATACTTGCTTACAGTAGGTACAGAAGCTGGAAAAGAAATCCTGTACACCTGCCTTGAAATTGCTCACATGCTAATTAAAAAGAATATTTCATATGGAAATTCTGCCCTAGATCCAGTTCGTATATTTTCAAAGGCGGGACCAAAAGAGCAATTATATGTCCGTATCGATGATAAGCTAAATAGATTAATTAAGGGTGAAGATTATCCAGGAGATAATGATATTGATGATCTTATTGGGTACCTTATATTATTAAAGGTTGCTAAGGAATTTGCTATTTCAGTCGACTAGAAGTATAATAAAGTCATATGGAAATTGAATTAGCTGATCACTTTGATCGCATGAACAAAGTAGTTGAAGAACTACTTAGAGGAAATAACCCTACCCAAATTGCCACACTAACAGGCCTTAAGAGGGCGGATGTTGTTGCGTTGATAGATGAGTGGAAGAACGTCGTACACAACGACACATCAGCCCGTGAACGTGCTAAAGAGGCTATCTCTGGAGCAGACCAACACTACGCAATGCTTATCAAGGAAGCTTGGAAAACAGTTGAGGATGCAGACCAGGCTGGTCAGCTTAGTGTTAAATCTGGAGCGCTAAAACTAATTGCTGATATTGAAGGTAAAAGAATTGGCATGCTCCAAGAAGTTGGCTTACTTGACAACGCAGAGCTTGCAGGACAGATTGCAGAGTCAGAAAGAAAGCAAGAAGTATTAGTAAAAATATTAAAAGAAGTGACGGCGTCATGCCCAAAGTGTAAGATGGAAGTTGCTAAACGTTTATCTCAGATTACTGGAATTGTTGAGCCTATAGAGATTATTGAGGAAGTCAGTGGAGTTTGATTTTAATGATCTAATTGACATCTTAGATGGCGAAGAGTTTGATGAAAGACCAGTAGATCTTAAAACTTTTGTAACAGATAAAGATTACTTAGGATTACCAGAACTATCTGATCATCAATATACTCTTATAGAAAAATCATCTCAGATATATAAAGAATCAACTTTGATTAAGCTATTTGGCGAAGAGGAAGGTTCTCTTAGATATAGGCAGACCTGCAACGAAGTTGTGGCCCAACTAGGCAAGGGAAGCGGTAAAGACTACTGCTCTACTATATCTGTGGCCTATATAGTTTATTTACTATTGTGCCTAAAAGATCCTGCCTCGTATTATGGCAAGCCTCCAGGTGACTCAATCGATATCATTAACATTGCTATTAACGCCCAGCAAGCAAACAACGTTTTCTTTAAAGGATTTAAGAATAGGGTAACACACTCACCCTGGTTTGCTGGAAGGTACTTTGAAAAAGCTTCTGAAATTAAATTTGATAAGAATGTAACAGTATACTCTGGACACTCAGAAAGAGAAGCGTTCGAAGGCTACAACGTTCTTGTTGCAGTGCTTGATGAAATTTCTGGCTTTGCCTTAGATAGCACCAGCGGACATGATCAAGCAAAGACTGCTAGCGGAATCTACGACATGTACAGGGCATCTGTTGATTCTCGTTTCCCAGATTATGGCAAGGTTATACTTCTTTCTTTCCCAAGATTTAAGAATGACTATATCCAGCAAAGATACGACAACATTATATCTGAAAAAGAAATTATATCTAGGTCTCATAAGTTTAAATTAGACCCAGAGTTACCAGATAATACTGTAGGCAACGAATTTGAAATCTTTTGGGATGAAGACCAAATTATTTCTTATAAGTATCCTAGGGTTTATGCAATACGTAGACCAACATGGGAGGTTAACCCAACCAGAAGTATTGAAGATTTTAAGATTGCTTTCTACCGAGATGTTACAGATGCACTAGGAAGATTTGCCTGCATGCCGCCAGAAGCAATTGACGCTTTCTTTAAATCACGTGAAAAAATTGAGATGGCGTTTAACGATTTATCATTAGCTGTAGATGGATTTGGAAGATTTGAAGAATGGTTTAACCCAAAAGATGACACAGAGTATTTTATACACGTTGACTTAGCTCAGAAGCATGACCACTGTGCCGTTTCTATGGCCCATATCGAAAAGTTTGTTAGCGTAAAGGTTACTGACACATACTCACAGCCAGCGCCAATTGTTAAGGTAGATGCCGTAATGTATTGGACTCCTACTTCAGATAAGTCCGTAGACTTTGGAGAGGTAAGAGATTACATATTATCTTTAAGATCAAGAGGTTTTAATATCAGGATATGTACATTTGACAGATGGAACTCTCATGATATGATGCAGCAGCTAAAACAGTATGGAATTAATACGGAGACCTTATCTGTAGCTAAAAAACATTATGATGACATGGCTATGGTTGTATTGGAAGAAAGATTAAATGGACCCCATATACCATTGCTTGTTGATGAATTGCTAGAGCTAAGAATTATGAGAGATAAGGTAGACCACCCTAGAAAAGGTTCTAAGGACTTAGCTGACGCAGTTTGCGGGTCAATCTATAATGCAATTAGTTTAACTAGGGCGGCGTTTGGAGACATAGAAGTTCATGATTATTCATCTGTCAAGAAACAGTATAGGGAATCTATAGCGGCTGATGCCCCTAATCTAATTAGAGCTCCTTCTCAAATGCCAAGAGATCTTTATGATGCACTAAGTGGAATGGAAATAGTATGAGTATATATCAAGAAAAAGCCAAAGAATGTAAGTGTTGCAGTAAGCATGTTCCTCTGCCAACAAGGTTAAAGGAATACAATGGGGTTTTAATATGCCCTACTACGTTTGACAACATTCATGAGTATAAAAGGGTGTGGTCTGACATTGGGCATAGGCCTCCAGGAAGTATTAGAAAACATTTTTCAGAGTATGTTCAGCAGATAGTTGAGCAATCTATTGACAAAACTGATAGTAAAATACTATAATTCAACTAGGCAACAGTAGCTTAGTTGGTTAAAGCCCCGAACTCATAATTCGGTAATCGTAGGTTCAAGTCCTACCTGTTGCACAAGGGGGTAAAATGTTTGAAGATTATGATGAAGAAGAGATAATGTTAAAAATTCAACATTATCTAGATATTGGTGCAATAAGAGTTGCGGGCTTTACAAAAGATGGAGAAGCCATTTTTGAATTAAATGAAGACGTTACCCCACTGCTTGCTCCAGATTTATGGCAGGCTCATGAAGACTACATAGAGTCTGAATTAATAGATTTAGTTAATAATGATTTGATGCAGGTTGAGTATGATGAGGATCTGAATGCTACTTATAACTTTACTAAAGAAGGATTTGATATTGCTAAAAGAAAAGGAATTATTCCTTTAGAAGATATTGAAGATTTTGATTTTTAGTAATATTATTTAGATATACCTCTGTAGCTCAGAGGAAGAGCAACAGACTTCTAATCTGTTGGCCGCTGGTTCGAATCCAGCCAGGGGTACAAGACGTTCCTATAGCTCAGTTGGTAGAGCAGCAGACTTTTAATCTGCGGGTCGATGGTTCGAGACCATCTGGGGACACAATGGGGGTTAGCTCAGTCGGCAGAGCGGGAAGCTGTTAACTTCTAGGCCATAGGTTCGAGTCCTATACCCCCAGCGGATAAATATCCAACTTATATAAGGAGAATAAATGAAAACTGTAGGAGATAAGATCGGTAACTTTGCCGTTACTGGAGTTAAGCCTGGGGCATTGTCTTACGATGATTCCTCATTTGAAGTAATTACACAAGATTCTTTTCCAGGCAAATGGAAAATTATTGCTTTCTATCCAAAAGACTTTACATTTGTATGCCCAACTGAAATTGTTGCTTACGATGCATTAGTGAATGATTTTAATGATAGAGATACCGTATTGCTAACAGGATCTGTTGATAACGAATTCTGTAAAATTGCATGGCGTAATGCCCATGAAGATCTAAAGAAGACAAACTCATGGTCATTTGCTGATACAGCACACACATTAGCAAACGATCTAGGAGTCCACCATTCTTCTGGAGTTACATACCGTGCAACATTTATTATCGATCCAGATAATGTTATTCAGCACGTTACATGTAATAACCTTGATGTAGGGCGTAATGCAGAAGAAGCACTTCGTGTTCTGGATGCATTGCAGACTGGCGAACTGTGTGCTTGCAACAGACCACTCGGAGGAGAGACTCTATAATGACATGGGTAGAACAGCTTAAAGAATCAATTCCAGATTACGCAAAAGATATAAAGCTAAATCTAGACGCTGTTATTAATAGGTCCACTATTGATCCTGATGATGCAACATATATTGCAATTGCAGCAGCGTTTGCTACAGGAAATGCAAAACTACTTTCGTTTATTGTATCAAGCGCATCAGATGAAGTTGAAAAAAATGCTGCTCTTTCTGCTGGTTCTATCATGGCTCAAAACAATATTTGGTATCCCTTTATTGAGATGGCAGATGATGCTAATCTCAAAGGTCTGCCAGCACAATTAAGAATGAATGCCATTTCATCTCACGGTGGAACCACAAAGGCTAAGTTCGAAGCATACTCACTGGCTTCTTCCATAATTGGAAAGTGTCATTTTTGTGTTAAAGCACATTATGAAACATTGAAGCAAGAGGGATACAGTGTTGAGCAATTGCGTGATATCGGAAGAATTGCAGCAACCATCAATGCTTTGTCAAAAATATTGTCTGCTTAAAAGGAGGCAGTGTGGGGAAATATAGAAAGCTGTTAGACGGAACTTCTGCTAAAGAATATGATACCCCTATAACTGTTACAATATATACTAAGTGTCCTAACAAATGGAAATTGATAGACATGGAGACTGGCCAAGAATATCTAGCAACCAAGGATATAGAAAATCCTAATGTAGATATTTTAACAGCAATAAAAAATGGCCTATCTCCATCTATCAATATTCATTATGGATCATGGATAAAGTTTAATAAAAGACATGAGTTGAAGGAGGATGAATGAAAAAAGATACAAACACTAGATCAGTATGCTTTGATGACATACTACTTGTACCTCAAAAGTCTAACATAATAACAAGAGGTGCCATAAAATTAGATACTATAATTGGAAATCCAATTAGGCCAGAAGCTTTTGTACATTTAAAAGCTCCTATAATTATGGCTCCTATGGATTTTATTACAAGCAACTCTATGATAGAAAAGGTTACATCGTTTGGCGGAATGGCAATACTGCCAAGGTACGCTAACTTTGAAGAAAGAATTAATAGGCTAAAGACAATCCCTGCAAGTGTCGATAAAAATCTAATCGGCTTTGCTATATCTATTGAAGAGTCTAGGGATGCAAGGTGCATTAAAGACTTAAAGGATATTGGAGTAACAGTATTGCTTCTAGAGGTTGCATTTGGGCATTTACAAATTGTTGTTGACGCAGTAAGAGAGCTTAGAAGCACAGTAAATTCTGATGTGCACATTATGGTTGGAAATGTTTCTTCCTATGAGGCTTATAAAAGCTTAATGGATTCTGGTGCAGATTCAGTAAGGGTCGGCATAGGCGGTGGTGCAGCATGCACAACTAGAGTTGTTACAGGATTCGGAGTCCCAGTGCTTGCATCTGTTATGGATGTTTATGATGGAATTGATATAAAAAATGTAAATGGAATAATATCTGATGGAGGTATTAAGAACAACGGAGATGTTGCAAAAGCTCTGGCTGCTGGTGCTTCTGCTGTAATGATGGGATCCTTTTTTTCTGGTCATGATGAGTGCGATACAGATAAAGATGGCAGGCATGTTTTTAGAGGGTCTGCATCAATCGAGGTTCAAAAAGAAAATAACCCAGAAATTATTAATGACTTAAAGAATGTATAT